TGACTACAGTGGCTCTTTTGCCCAACCGTCAGTCCAGCAAGGTGCTTACAACGCTGAGTTTGACCTGAAACTGATGATTTCTCCCGTGCCGTTCCTCGGTATGGAAGGCGCAGTTCAGCAAGATGCCGCTATCATCCCCTTGATTGAGGCTCGCATGAACGATGCGACCAACGTCATGATGGATGCAATGGCTACAGCCTTGTACACCAACACCACGAATACCCAACAGTTCATCGGTTTACCCGCTGCTGTTGCTAACTCTGGTACATACGGCAACATTGACCGTGCGACATACACATGGTGGAAATCCACTCAGTATGCCGCTGGCTCTGTTAACCCCACTCGTCAAAACATCCTGCAATACATTTCTGGCACAGTGAAAGCTGGCGCTGAGATGCCTTCATTTGGTGTTTGCGGCTTTGGTACATGGACATTGTTGGCTCAAGACTTTGTTGGTCAAGAACAATATGTCATCACCCCTGGCTCAGGCTTTGACGGTGACAACAACGGCCCTCAAGCAGCTTTCCGTGCTTTGATGGTTGCTGGTGTGCCTATCTATCCAGACCCTTACTGCCCAGAAGGTACTGTGTACTTCCTGAACACTAACTACTTGTCGTTGTACATCCACGAACAAGGCTCGTTTGTGTTTACTGGCTTTGAGTCCACACTTCCTAACTGGCAAATTGGTTATGTTGGCGCAGTTTTGATGATTGCCGAATTGGTGAACGTCAAGCCTAAGTCAATGACCAAGGTGACGGGTTACAACTACCTCTCACTGTAAGGAGTCAGACATGTCTTTAGGCTTAAACAAAATCATTCTGGCAAATGCCACCACCAACACCGCTGGTGCGTACTTCAGCAATGCAACTGTTACAGCTACCAATGCTGGCGCAGTTATTCCTGCTGGTACATATCTGGTGTTCCCAACAGCCAACGTGGTCATCACTGCCAACAACGGCTCATCCATCACAACCTTACTTGCCAATAACACTGGCGGCATGTTGATTTCTGATGGTGTGAACGTGTTTGCTCAGTCTGCTGTTGCTGGTAACGGTACTGTTGTTGTCCTCACCGTCAATGGTGGTGTGACTGCAAATAGCACATACGCAAGCTAATAGGAGCACAGTATGAACTCGAACGCTGTAGGAACTCGTTATCCAGATAGTTTTGGTAGCTATGCTGTTGGCACAACCGTTATTCCCGTCCCATTGGGAAGCACTGGTAATGCCGTAGCAACTATCCCTACTATTGGTACAAGCTACATTGTTCGCCGTATTGTTGCTGCTAACGCCAACGGAAGTGTTGCGCTTGCCAACGTCACTATCTTTACAAGTAATGATGGTAACTTGGCAAACGCAGTTTCTAACGCAACTGTGCTTTCTAACATTACAGGTACAACCAAGTATCAAGATTTGGCATTGACGGCTAATACCTCAACCACAATCTTTACTGGTTCACTGTTTGTGTGTGTGAACACAGGTGCTGCGGCAAACAACACTGTTGACTTTACTGTGTACGGTGACGTTGTAACGCTATGACCGAAATCGTCTATGTAACCAACAACTCTGACAAAGACCTGTACGCTGAGTACAACTTTGAAGGTTTTGAATTTCCTGTAGGCAAGACAGTCAAATTGTCTGTACCTGCCGCCAGGCACATGCTTGGTTACGGTGACGATGACAAGGAGAAGTATCTCGTCCAGTTGGGCTTGATACGACTCCATAGCGAACTTGAAGAAGCATCGGAGAAGTTTCAAAAGGTAGAAATATCTGAAACTCCTCCAGAAAAGAACCGCTCGTTACCCTCGGCGGTTGGCGTAGTACCCTTACGGATTGAGAAATCCGTTGGGGGAAAGGTCAATCAGAGGGTTGCTTAACATGAAGGTAACATGGCAACTCTCTCTTCCTACATCACGGAAGTACAGCGACTCTTGCATGACGCAAACGCTGTATTCTGGTCTACCTCGGAGTTAACGGACTACATCAACGATGCCCGTGAGCGAGTAGCGAGAGATACAGGGTGCTTGCGTACCCTGCAAATTACCTCAACCCCAATTTCTAACACTGGCGTAGCCGCAAGCATCTGGACAGCAGGTGCGACTGTGACCGCTGGTGAATTTGTTTTCTCCAACATCTTCATTTATGAAGTCACGCAGAGTGGTGTGCTTGGCGATACTGCGCCTCCCTACCCTGCCGCAAACTATACTTTCCCGCCATCTACCCCATTCACAGATGGCACGGCACAACTGCAATACTCTGGCCCTGCGGAGATTATTCCGTATGCCACTTTGTCTAACGGCACAACTTTAGACATTCTAAACGTCACAATTTACTGGGGTAACAGCCGCATTCCTCTGCGCTATCTGCCTTGGTCAAACTTCAACTCTCAACTGCGCTACTGGCAAAACTATGTAGGCAGACCCGTGTGCTTCTCTGTCTACGGACAACAGCAGATTTACATTGGGCCTGTGCCTGACCAGTCGTATGTTTGCGAGATTGACACTACCATTTTGCCTACTCCGTTGAGCCTGAACACGCCCAACGCTGTAGACCCTATCCAAGACCCTTACACCACCCCCGTGGCTTTCTATGCGGCTTACAAAGCCAAGTACAAAGAACAGTCTTATGGTGAAGCGGAAATCTATAAACAAGAATACCTCAAGCATGTGAACGCAGTCTTGAACAGCACGTTCACACGCAGAATCCCTGACCCCTACTCAACACCGTACTAATCATGGCAGCAGCAGAGCAAAAGAAATCATATGCTGTCATCAAGAACTTCAAGGGTCTAAACACCAAGGCCAACAGAACGGCTATTGATGAAGAAGAATTCTCTTGGATTGAGAACGCCATGCCTATTGGCTATGGCAACATCAAGATTGTTCCCGCCCAAGTAACCCTCAAAGACGGTAGCAACAATGCTGTTTCTTTTGCCAACGCTGTTACCTCGTTTGAAAGCTGTAATCTTGGTCTGTCTGACTATTTGCTAGGCTTTGAAGCCAACGGTAGGGCGCAGTATTACAAGATTGATACTGGCACAGTGGCAAACGTGGGTGTTACTGGCACTTTTTCCTCTGCCAATGTCTCTGTAGCCCAATACAAAAATGAACGTGTGTTCATAGGCGACCCTGACAAAGGCTTGTTTACTTGGGACGGCACAGACCTTATCAACATAGGCTCTGTAGGCACGATAGGCATTACAAACAAAGGTTCAGGCTATACCTCTGCGCCAGCAGTGACCATATCAGCCCCCAACCAAACAAATGGTGTTCAGGCTACGGCTACATCCACCATTACAGCGAATGCTGTGTCCTCTATAGCCATTACCAATGGTGGTAGCGGGTACACATCTGCCCCGACAGTGACTATCACAGGTGGTGGCGGCACAGGTGCAACCGCTATTGCCCAGGTTTTGACCTTCACCAAGGGAGCTTTGTACATTCAGGTGACCAACGGAGGGTCTGGTTACAACACCGCACCCGCTGTTACCATCTCAGGTGGAGGTGGTGCGAATGCCGCAGGGACTGCTATTGTCTCTGGCAATGCCATCACAGGCATCATCATGACCAACGTGGGCAACAACTACACTTCTGTACCCACAGTAACCATAGCTGCACCCCCTACACCCACAGGAAACACAACGGCTACTGCGTTAGGAGTCCCTAACTTAGACCAGATTGTCAGTGTCTCTACTTTCTCCAATAGGGTTTGGGTGGCGACAGGACGCACAGTAACCTATTCCTCTGCCACAAGCCCCTATGACTTTGTGTCTGTCTCTGCTGGCTCAGTGACGCTGACTGACTCTACTTTGCACGGCAACATCCAATATATGTTGTCTGCAAACAACTTCCTCTACATTTTTGGTGAGGACAGCATTAACGTCTTTTCCGACTTGCGGGTGACTTCCACAGGCTCAACCCTGTTCACCAACACCAACGTGTCGGCTTCAGTAGGCTCTAAGCTGAAATATGGGGTATTCCCATACTTCCGTTCAGTCTTGTTTATGAACAACTACGGTATGTACGCCCTGGTTGGCTCAACAACATCCAAGATTTCTGACCCGTTAGATGGTTTGTTCCCCTACATAGACTTTGACAAGCCTGTATCTGGTGGTCAGGTCTTGCTTAACAACATCCTGACAGCCGCATTTAATTTCTACTTGTCCTCTTCTTATCCTTTTGCAACAGGTGGAAGATATGTACAAGCAGTTTTCTTTGAGAAAAAGTGGTTTATCACCAGTCAAGGTAATGCTTTGAATTTGGTTAACTCTGCACCCGTGGGCGGCATCATCAACCTGTATGGTGTGGCAGGTACTGCGTTGTACAAGCTATATGGTGATGCAACAGCCAATATCTCTAGCGAGATACAGACTGCTTTGTCTCCCATGAAAGACCCTATCCGCACCAAGCAAGCGTTGAAGTTTGGTGTAGAAGCAACATTGACAAGTCCAGCTACTTTCAATGTCACAGTTGACAGTGAATCTGCAAGTAGTCCTGTTTATTCATTGACGAATACAGGTATTGACTGGATAAACAACAACGGTGATGTTGTTACTTGGACAAACAATTTTTCACAAATTATTCCTTGGGTTACTTCCAAGGGATACAACTTGTACAAGTCAGATGCACAACAGTATGGCAAGTATTTGGGATTGACCATCACTTCCAACAATGCCGCATTTATTGTTAACACGATTGAGTTTGAACACGAATTGAGAGTGAGGTTCTAAATGGCAGTTCCGTATAGCTTTGCAACCGCTACAGGTTCTATTCCGCTGTCTCAACTTGACAGCAACTTTTCTACCGCCATTACTATCGGTAATACGTCTGTTGTGCTTGGTGATTCCATATCCACCATGAACAATTTAAGTCTTGCCAATGTAACTATCACAAGTGTTGCCAACGCTTTTCCTAACGGATACTTGGCAAACAGCAATGTGGTTATTGGTACAACAACAATAACACTTGGTAGCACTGTAACTTCTGTAAACGGATTGACTCTTTCAAACGTCACTATCAGTAGCGGTAATGTAACGATTACAAACGTGTCTGTGTCTACTGCTAACGTAAGCACGGCGGTAAATACAAGCGGTCTTGTAGTTACTAGCAATGCTGTCATTACTACATCATCTTCAACTGATGCTTTACGCATTACCCAAACAGGTGCTGGAAACGCATTGTTGGTTGAAGATAGCGCCAACCCTGACTCAACACCGTTTGTAATTGATGCTAATGGTGTTGTTGTGCAAGGAAACACAACAGCAACTGAACTTACCACAGGCAATACACCCAATATACAAGGCAATTACACTGCTAGTTCTTCTTGGATGATTTCTAGATGGCAAAACAGTACGGCTGGTTCAAGTATTGTTTTTAAAAAATCTCGTTCTGGGACTATAGGAACACCAACTATTGTTCAAAATTCAGATACATTAGGAACACTTGGATGGTGGGGTGATGATGGTGTAACAGGTATACAAGCGGCAAACATAACTGCACTTGTTGATGGAACTCCAGGCGTAAGCAGTATGCCAAGTAGACTTGTTTTTTCCACCACTAGTAGTGGCGATAGTAGTCCTACTGCGAGGATGCGTATTGATTCTTCTGGAAATATAGGCATTGGTACAACTTCACCAAACACGCATCTTGAGGTGGCTGGAAGCACCGATTTAAGTTGGCAATCTACCGCTAGTTCAATTTCTGGAACAACACTAACTATTGGAGGAACAGTAACAGGTACTGTTGCTGTGGGTGATTTGGTATTTGGCGGTGCTGTACAGCCATACACAAGAATTACTGCTCTTGGCCCAGGAGGCGCTGGAACATACACAGTCAGCGTTTCCCAGACAGCGGCATTAGGAGCAATAAATGGTGGAGCAACTTACGCAAACACGCTTATCCGAATAACCGATACAGATGTGGGAGAGAATGTTGGTCAACCTACAGGCGGTTTGCAGTTTTATACATCTGACACATCATCTCCTACTGCTGGTGTTGGTGCGTATGTTGCCGCACTTTCCGAATCCACAACACCAGACACGGCACTTGTGTTTGGTACTAGGGACAATGCTGGAGGCGGCATAGACGCTAATGAGCGTATGCGGATTGACTCCTCTGGTAATGTGGGGATTGGAGTGACATCCCCAACAGCTTATTTAAACCTTAAAGCAGGTACAGCTACAGCCAGTACTGCTCCTTTAAAGTTTACTTCTGGTGTGAATTTATCTACGCCAGAAGCGGGTGTTATTGAGTATGACGGTACAACAGTAACAGCCACAACTGACACAAACTTCAAGCGTGGAACAGTTCCTATAACCAATTACGCATCTGGTACAGGTACTGCGCTAGGCACAAACACAGAAGCAACCAACGCAGTTTTATTACCCGCTGCAAACGACACAATCACGTTGTCTGTAGGCACTTATTTCCTTGACGTTTCATACATTGTTACCAGAGGTGCAACATCTACAACAAGTGCAACAGCAAGAATAAACCTGAGAGGAACAGGTGCGGCAGTAGGCAACTTTAGCGGTATGTCTCTCAGCGCACCTACCGCTGGTGGTGCAACTGCCAACTTCTCTTTTGATGCTGTAAATATCACGACTGACAATGTGTTGACTGCCGCAAGCACTACTGCTGCGGGTGTTTACACAATCAGCTTGAGAGGTCTTTTGAAAATAACCACAAGCGGAACTATTATTCCTCAATACAGTTTGAGCGCAAACATCAACGCTGCTGGAACTGTTGCAAAGGTTTTGTATTTTCGTTTACAACAAGTTGATACGCAGAGTGCGGCGGCTGCTGGCCCTGCTGGAACTGGATGGGCGTAATCAAACATGGACAACCAACAGATATTCAATGCCGTAGTCAGCGTAGCTGGCTTTCTTGCAGTCTTTGTCTTCAACAACACGACAAAGCAGATTCAACAACTGCAAGACAAGATAAATGAATTGCCGAAAGAGTATGTGGCAAAGGATGACTACCGCAGTGACATCTCTGAAGTCAAAGATATTCTTAAACAAATTTTCAACAAGTTAGACAACAAGGCAGACAAACCATGAATTTTGAAGTTCTCAGTTACGTCAAGTTCGGAGACAAAGACGGACTGGGAGAGTTTTTGTTTGAAAACGGTGTACAGCACCAAACTTTCTACAACATCTTGGGTGACCAAGGTATTGCTATACAGAAGTACCCGTTAACAGATGCTGACCTGTCTAACCTTGATGATTGGCTTTTTGTTCATAACCAAGAGCATGTGACGTTAGCCAACTTGCTAGGACTAGACAACCCATTTCAGTTGCTTGACAGTGACTGGAATGTAGAGGATGACTTCTATGATTGGATAGGGGTTCATCAAACAATTCATCAACAAATAGCTTCAGCTTTAGGAGTTTGATATGGCAATGACCAGAGAAGAAATGCAAAGATTGGCTTCGCTTGGGCGTGGTAACGATACCATGTTGGCTCATATCAACCCTCAAGAAGCCTCATTGTTAAAGTCTAGAGGCGGTTCTGGAACTATTAATCCTAATACTGGATTGCCTGAGTATTTCACTGTTCCTACTGTGACTACCGAAAGTGAAAAAAAAGCAAAATCTTTGGGTCAAGCATTAGATAAAAGTCTATTGAATTTGCCATCGCAATTAACAACTAAAACCCAAAAAGGTTATACGACTGGTACTGGTATAGGTGTTCAAAGTGTTGCTCCAGAAACAGTTGTATCTGATGAGTATGGACAATACAGAATTAAAGACCAGAGTTTTCAACCTGGAACATCTGGCGCTAAATCAAAAGACTTGGGATATGCAATCCCAGTTAAAGGTGCAAAATTCAAGGGCAGTGACATTGTTGCTCAGTACGATTCCAGTGGTAAGTTTCTTTATTACACCACACCTCCAACAAAAAATATTTCAGTAGGTGATGGTTATTATGTGAAGCCAAAAATAAATGAAAAAGGCGAGTTAATTGAATACAAGCCATTCAAGCCTCCTTCTGATTCATTGGTTGATGACTTTGTTGGTGAGGTTCTTTCTAGCCCTATAACGCAAATAGCATTGTCGTATTACCTGCCAGGAATTGCAGAGGCTTTTGCTCCTTCACTTGCGTCTTTAGGAGTTTCAGAGGCTTATCAAACTGTAGTTGCAAATGCCATTGCATCGGCAACAGTACAAGTTGCTCAAGGTGTACCTTTAGACAAAGCATTACAAAATGCAGTTACCGATGCTGTTGTTTCTACAGGCTCAAAATCAGCCGCTACAGAAATTAACAAAGTTATTTCTAATGAAAGCGTTACAAATGCGATTACATCTGCTGGTTCATCTGCGGCTAAAACCGCATTGAATGGCGGTTCTACATCTGATATTGAGAAAAACCTTGTAGGGGGATTGGTTGGTTCTGCAACTCAGTCTGCAACAGGTAGCACCGTTGCTGGCTATGCTGCTGGTGGCGCTGTTACTGGTGGCGTATTAGGAGCAATAACAGGTGCAGCAAGTTCGTTAGGTTCAGAAAAAGCTAAAGATACAAAAACCACAAAAACAGACAGTACTAAAGAAGCCACAACATCTACTCTTGACCCAACAACACAACAACTTGTTTCTGCCATAGAAAAAGAACAAACATCGCCTACCAAAGTTGGTACGGATGTACAAGTTGCCCAAGCGCCTACAGGTACGGTATCAGATTCTGGTGGATTTGAAGTTGAAGTATCTGGCGCACCTTTGTTCAAAGAAACCGCAGATAAAGAAGGATATACACCGCCAGCAGGTTATAGAGTTTTAAGTGATGCAGAGGCGGCTTTAACTGAACAAAAAGGTTTTGAAGCTACTCAAGACCCAACAACAGGTAAATATTATTGGCTTGTTGCTGACACAACATCAACTTCAGAAGAAAAACCTTTAAGCGAATTAACAGAAGTTACGGCTGGAACATCACCAGCCAAAGTGGTTTCTGTTGATACAAGCACACCAGAAACAACATCTGAAAAAGACAATCAAATTATTAATTTGATTGGCACTGGTGGAACGACAGGGAAGGCTGGTACAGGTGGCTCAACGTCAGTCATAACCACAGGCGGCACAACTGGAACTGGAACAAGCGCAGGAACTAGCACAGGAACAGGCACGGGCACGGGTAGTGGAACAGGTAAAGGAACTGGTACTGGTACAGGTACTGGTACAGGTACATCAACAGGCGGAACAACAACGACTGGCGGCACAACCACAGGTAGAAATGGTGTTTTGCCTGAAACAACTGTCACGGGAACAAAAGACGAATCCACGATAGATGAAACTGTGGCAGAAGAAAAACCCGTAGACAAACCTGAAGAGAAACCTGAAGAGAAACCTGAAGAGAAACCTGACCCTTACAAGCCAAACATATTTACTTATGGGGGTACAACACCTACCACCACTTTGCCAACAACTTTGGGTACTGGGTTGCCTACATATCCAACAGCGGGTACGACAAGCGGCTTGACTTCTACCCGTGGAGCGGGTGAAATTGAGGGTAAAGAAACAGGAAAAGCCCGTAAAAACGTGTGGAACGAGGCTTCTCTGCGCCTCAAAGATGCTTTAGGAGTGTGAGATGGCAACGCTGAAGAAGATGACCCGTGTAGGTGCAGATGTGCGCCAAATAGCCCGACTGTTGCAAGCAAAAGCACCAGCAGGACACATGCTTGCCTACATTACCCCTGAAGAGGCTGCGTTGCTGAAAGCCCAAGGCGGTAGCGGCAAGCCCCATGCTGACACGGGGATTCCTTCTTTTGAAGATGAAGGCGGGTATGGTTTTACCGCAGACACTGCCTACGATATTGGCCCTGTTACACAAGAACGGTCACCACAAGATTATAAATATAGCAGCGATACGGCTAGATTTGGTCAAGGATATGTAAACAGAAATGCTCCAGCATCTGAAGCCGCACCCGCTACTGCCCCTGAATCAGTATCTTATCCTTCAGGTGTGTTTGCCGCTCCCCCCACCTCTCCCGCACAAGCCACAGCAGTGGAAGAAACACCATATATGCCTGCTGGCGCTTTCGCCGCTGGCGCTTTCGCCCCACCTGAAGGCGGTGCAGGACTTGGCTATACCCCCTACACCATAGACACTTCCAAGCCTGCGGAAGAAAAAAACATCATGCAACGCCTGACAGAGGCTACAGGCATGAAAGAAGACACCCTTGCTAGATTGGGTTTGGGTGGAGTTCAGGCTATTCTTGGTGCTAGAACTGCCCGTAAAGCTGCTGAACAAGGCAGAGTGGGCAAAGCTGAACAACAGGCGCTTGCTCAACCTTACCAGGCTAAAGGTGCAGAGTTGCAACGTGCGGCACAGGCAGGTGAACTCACGCCCCAGTCTCAACAGTCGTTGCAAGCGGTACAAGCACAAATTGCACAACAAACTGCCAATAGAGGCGGTGTTGGTGCTATGCAGTCACAGGCTCAAGTAGAGGCTTTCCGTCAACAGTTGCTACAACAGCAGTATGACTACGGTCTAAAACTGTCTGGTATTGGTGACCAAATTGCTTTGGGTGCTATCAAGACTGGTTTACAGGCTGACCAGTATGTGAATGAATTGACATCCAATTACTACAACAATATCGCTCGTAGTCTATTACCAGCACCTGCACAACAAGTGGTCACTAGGGGATAAACATGGCTTTAGTACCTTCAGAAACATCTGACAGCACTATTAAAGGTATGGTGGGGGCAACCCCACCTTCTTTGTCTTTGGGCGAAATGATGGCTCAACGCACTGCTGCGCTTAAACCTTACAAAGAAGAGGCAGAGGCTAAAGCAAAGAAATCCTCTGAATTTGAAGCTGAAAAAGGCGTGTTTGAGCAAGAGCAAAAGATGCGTACTGCTGGTGCAAAGTATGCCGCTATGACTGCCGCACAACAAAAGGCAGAGGCGGCTTACGAGCCTGTAGAAAGTTTGGAACAAGACATGCTTAATGCCACGTTTGTTCCCACACAAGAGTCTGCTAAAGATTTAGCCGCCTTGTATGGTCTTATAGGCGTTGTTGGATGGGCTATTGGCTCTGGCGGCAAAGGCAACGCTATGAGAGCCATGTCTGCACAGAACGGCATGTTGGAAGGCTATCAAAAGGGTAGGGCTGACCTATACAAAAAAGAAAAAGACTTGTTTGAAACGAATATCAAAGCCTTGCGTGAGAAGGCAAAGGTTGTTTCTGAGAAAGCAAGGCGTGTTGCTGAACTTGCCGCCAAAGACCCACAAGCTGCCGCAGAGTTAAGCACATATCTTTCTGCACAAGAAGGCGCTGAGTTTTACAAAAACAACGTAGAGAAGTTTGGCTACGCAAAGGCGGCTACAGATGCGGCAGAAACATACAAGGCTGCTGACAAAATTTATGCTGAAATTGTCAAAGAGCATTTCCGTGCCGCTAAACGTACAGGTAAACCTGTTCCTATGACTGGTTCAGATGGAAACACTTATCAACTGTTTCCTGATGGCACTGTTGAAAAAGTAGAAGTACCTGCTGGTGTAAAACTGACAAAACCAACTGTTGAAAAAACAGCAAAGGCTAAAGATGGAACAGTGGGAGCAACTAAAGCAACTGGAGCAAAAGGCAATGTCGCTGGTTCAGTCGAGCGCATGACTCAATCTATGGGTCAAGCAAGTGATGCGTTGACAAATTTGGCAAGGTTGCCTGTAACCACCACAAACCCTGTTTATGGTCAATCCACATTTAATAGTTTGTTTACAGCGCCATTATCTGTGTTAAATCAAAAAATGTCTGATGACACCTCGCAGATGATGAAAACTCGTATGGCTGCTGTAAGTAGAACCCTTGCCAGCTTGGAAACTGGAGGCGCAGCAACTGGATTAGTTGGTTTGACAAAGAGTATTGAGGATGGAGTTGCAATACCTGCTGGCTCATCTGTTGTCGTTGCTTTGGACAAATTGGCAGAAATGCGCCGTATTGTTGAAACAGCCTCCCGTATAGCTTTGGCTAGTCCAAATTATTCTTCATCACAAAAAGATGAAATTCAAAATAATTTGAATTTAGTTAGAAAAGCAATTCCATATACACAAGAAGATTTAGACCTTGCTCTTCGTTCTTCTGAAGGAAAAGGTATCAAACTTTCTCCTCAAGAAAAAAACATGACATTTACAGACTTTGTAAAAAAACATGGATTGGGAGAAAAAACAGCAACAACAGAAAAAAAACAGATGCCAACAGGAGAGAAACTAAAAGCATATACAGAGGCTCATCCTGAGTTTGGTGGCAATGAAGAAAAGGCAAAAGAATATTTACGTTCTCAGGGGTATGAATAATGGCTCTAGACATTAGCGATTTACCTGCACCCCCAAAAGGGGTGGATATTTCTGATTTGCCATCTCCACCTAAAGCGAAAACGCCCAAGGTAGAAGAAAAGCCATTCAGCATGTTTAACCCTCCTGACCCGTTGCAAGAAGCGGCAGGATATAAAGAGGCGGTCAAAGGGGGTTTATCTGGTGTTGCTCAAACAGCCACAGGATTGGGTGAATTATTGCCTGGCGAACCTGGCGCTATTTCTGCACGGGGAACACAAGCATTACAACAAATAGGCGCACCAGAGGCTCAGACCGCAGGGCAGTTATTAACACCTTTACCTCTTTCAAAGCTATTAAGTTTTGGTAAAGCAACAACCGCAGTTCCTGGCTTGCTGTCTAAAGGCAAACAGGCTTTTGAAGCTGCAAAGACTGGCGGTAAAGCGGGTTTTATTTATGGCTTGGCTTCACCTACAGGTAAAGAAGATACGCAAGAAAGATATGTTGAAAAAGGTGTAAAGGGGTTGGCAGGAATACCATTAGGCGGTTTGCTTGGTGGTGGCCTTGGATATTACACAGCAACTCCTTTACCATCTGCTTCTGATGCAGCTAGACGTTATGTCAAGGAATTTGCACAAAAGGGTTTTAAAGGTGGTGAAGCCATTGAATCATTGGCAGTGGCAGCAGATAACTCATCTAAAGAAATAGAACGTCTTACAAATGAGTTGAACTCCATACAAATTCTAAAGCCAGACCAAATAACCGCTAAAGGTGAGGCGGCAGCACAAGTTCGTATTGACAATTTAAATAGACAGTTAAACACTGAGAACGAAAAGATTCTCAATCTTGCCAAACAAAAAGCAGATGCTTTGCGTTTACAAGGTGGCGCTGAAGCAGAGAAAGCGGCAAATGAAGTGTTGTCTGCGGCTCAAGCGCAAATCAACAGGTCTAAACAACAAGTTGCTACCATCAACGAAAAGACACAAAACAGAGTAAATGCAGCTAAATCAGGCATCCAGAAGTTAGGCAAAGAAAAAGAATTGACTGACATATTTACGCCTGTACAAGAAAAAAGTATAGAAAAACAGAATGCGTTTATTGCTGAGAGAGACAAGTTAGACAAGGTGTTGCGAGATAAGCAAAAAGATATTGTTGCAGCCAATCAAGCAAAAGGTGTGCAACTCGAAAACATGCCTGCTTATTCTGAGATTGACAAACTTACTCGACCATTTGACCCAGTAACTTCACCAGACATAGTAAAAGTGACTGACCCTGGTGTATTGTCTTTTTACAAAAGAATAAGAGATTCTGTCATCAACAAACGATATGAGTTGACTAAAGAGCAAGCGGACACCGCAAAAAGTCTTGGTTACAACGTGCAAGAAGAAGGCGGTAGATATTACAGAATATTCAAGTCTTCTTTTGAAGCAGCGGATGACGCAAGGCGTTTTGTTGGTGAAGTGTTCAGAAACCCTCCAGAGGGTTATGGCGCTGTTAAAGGCATCAAGCAACAAAACATGTATGACTTGTTGTCAAGACTGCAACAAGAATATGTTGGCGCTACTGAACAAAAGGCTTTGCAAAAAAACTGGGCTGATGCCGCTCGCAATCTTGAACAGTTTGAAACCAAAGCTGGTAGGACTTTGACTGAAATTGAGGAAGGTACATCTCATACGGCAAAGCCACCCGCTGAACTTGGTAATGTGTTTTTTACTAATAGAAGCGGTGTCCAAAACTTGATTGACATAACTGGTGATGCTTCTCTTGTTAAAAGGACTGCTGGTGAATATTTAGTCAATCAATTTAGAGGACAGAATTCTGGCGCTGTACGCACATGGCTTAATCAACCAAAGAACAGAGACTGGTTAAGCCACCCTGCTTTGGCAGACATAAAGTCTCAAGCTGAACAATATGCAAACGCTTTGTCAAGCGCAGAAAGAGCGCAACGTGCAACAAGCAAGTTAGCAGAAGCACCTATCAAAGTTGAAGGTAAACGTCTACCAACAACACAAGCTGAACAACAAGCGTTGACAAAAGCTGAACAAGCCAAAGCTACAACACTTGCTCCTTTTGAAGCAAAGGCTACAGCAGAAGAAGAGTCGGCAAGAAAATTAGCAGAACAAGCCCAAACCGCTGTTGAACAGCGTCAACGTGGAATTGTCAGTGAAGAAAAAGGAAAAGTACGTCAACAAAATATTGCAGCACAGCAACAGTATGAGCAGTTGAAAACCAAGTTGGATGCCGCTAAAGGTGAGGCCAATGCAATTTTCTCGAATGCACAAAAAAATTCTTCTGTCAAAGAATCGTATGACAGGTTAAGAAGGTATGCAAATGTTGTTGACCAAGCAACCGCAGAGGCAGAAAGAACTGGGGCAGCGCCAACGACTTACAACTACGAAAGTCTTGTAACTGCCATGAAAGGTTTTCTTAATGAGCAAGCAAAAGCGGGAATTATTCCTCCCGACTTGCTGATAAAAGAATCTCAAAAGTTAGACCAAATCAATGCACTTATGTTGCGTGACAAGAAAATTGAGTTGTTAAAAGAAGAACTCAAGGTTTTGGGTGGTCAAGTAGGCACATTAAATCTTAGGGGAGCATTGCGTACAGGCGTTGGAATTTTAGGACGGGAGTAACCATGCCACTGAAAAAAGGCAGTAGTGCCAAAACTATCAGCAAAAACATCAGGAAACTGATGAAAGAAGGGGGTAGACCCCGTAAACAAGTCATTGCGATAGCACTGACTACGGCTCGTAAATCCAAGCGTAAAGGGAGAAAATGATGGCTAAAGAATCAGCAGAACAGCGGATGGCAAGAGAAGGCGGCGAGAATGAGGCGAGAGCCTCTGAAGACTACAACCGCATGATGCAACAGCGCAAACAGGCTCATTCATCCAAACGTGCTAAACGTGCGGTTGGGCGCAAACTGAGCAAATGAGCAAGAAGAAAGAAAAGGGCATAAACCCAGAGTTAGACAAGTTCATATCCAACTTGATGACTCAGGTGATGAATGACCCTGAAGCGTCCGTGACGGACAAGGTGAAAGTCCTTGACCGTGCCTTGAAACTGGAAGCCCTGAAGCTGAAAGATGCTGACGAGGGTTGGGGTGCAGGGTTTATGGATGTAGAAGATGATGAGGATAAGTGATAATATGATTATCCACAAAATTGAAGGAGAATCACATGGACGCAACCGTCATCATCCGTCTAGCGTTAGAGGTCATCTCAAACCGCTTAATTACCATACTTGCTCTGCTCACATCATGTGGACTGGCTTGTTGGGTAATGTGGGGGCCAGACTGGGAGAGAGTGACAACGCTTGCAATTTATGTCATATTCAGTCACCTAACGGTGAGAACCAAGGAGAAAAGTAATGCTCAATCACAAACCTCAAATTCCGAGTAAGCGCCCTCATCAGCGTGACCACGACTTAAATCAGCAGACTTCCACTGCTGTGCGTCCTCCCATTCCACGGGATGCGACATCGCACATGCAAAGATGGGAGCCAGGTCAGCTTCCCAAGGGCGGCTTCCGTGCTGTATTTGACTTCTCTGGCACACCGACTTATGACACCAAGCATTCGCCTACAGAAGGTGGCGGGAAGAAGGTGTACTGATGGCTAATAACATTGCTTTTCAGCCGATGGGTAAGACCTATCAAGCCAACGCCACAACAACCAGCCAGCGCATCACCATCAATGCTGACAGCCCTTGCAATCAGTTGTTGGTGTCCAGCCATGAGTCCCAAAACGGT